AGAAAAAGCTGGATGAATACGAAAAATCTAAAATGTCAGAGGAAGAACGTGCGGCCGTCGCTGAACAAGAGTGGAAAGCCCGCGTTGATAAACTCATGGCAGAAAACGCCGAAATGAAACTGAAACATGAGCGCGGCGAATTGTGCAAGGAGTTCAAGATTCCTGAAACAATGGCGCACCGGATCATGGGTGAGACGCCGGAAGAACGCCGCGCTGATGCAGAAGCATTGTCGAAGGCATTGGGGTTTGATCGTGCCCCGCAAGACCCCACTCAGGGGAAGGGTGGGGACGCTGCGGCAAAGCCGCGCTCATTCGCCGAAGCAATTGCCCGCAATATGAATATGGGCCGAGAATAGGAAGGATTAGGGGATGCCCCCAACAACTCTAGAAATGGCGCAGCGCAATGCGCTAACGGATTATGATCCGTTCGTAATTGATGTATTTAGGCGCAACTCTGCCCTTTTGGACATGATGGAATTTGACCAGGCTGTTAATCCCGCAGGTGGTGGCGCAACACTCACCTACGGTTATCGACGCCTCAAGACCCGCGCGACTGCCGGTTTCCGCGCCCTAAATGCGGAATACGGTGCCGACAATGTGGACACTGAGCAGGTGACAGTGAACCTGAAACCGCTCGGCGGCAAGTTCAGCCTGGACCGTGTTCTTGCGAACATCGGCCCTGCAGCATCGAATGAAATTGCTTTGCAGATGACCGAAAAGGTCAAAGCCGCCGCAGTCTCATTTGTGGATGAGGTAATCAACGGCGATACCGCCGTGCGCGCCACCGGTTTCGACGGCCTGGACAAGGCACTGAAAAACTCCAGCACTGAGCTGAACGCCGGTGCCGGTGCGAAAGATATTGACCTCACAGACATGGACGCCGCCGGTGCCGCGCACAAAGCACTGGACATGCTTGATGACCTGTTCGCTGAGTTGAACGGCACCCCTTCAGTCATCATCTGTAACAAGCGTGCCATGGGCAAGCTGCGCGCCGCCGCGCGCCGGGCTAATCAGTTCGTCGTTGAACCGGTGGAAGGTCTTGCCGACGATAAAGGCAACCCTGTTCAGCGCACCATCATCAACGGTGTTGTGTGCATTGATCCGGGCGAGAAAGCCGGTTCGGGTGATCTGATCATTCCGACCACTGCCGGTAAGACCAGCATCTATGTTGTGCGTCTCGGTCTTGACGCTTTCCACGGTGTGACCGTCACGGGTCAGCCGCTGGTTCAGACGTGGCTACCGGATTACACAACGGCTGGTGCTGTGAAGATCGGCGAGGTGGAAATGGGGCCGCTTGCTGTGGCGCTGAAAAACACCCGCGCCGCCGCTGTTCTGCGAAATGTGAAGGTGGGCTAAAATGGCTTTGCATACAGTACGGTGCCCTAACCCTGAGTACACCGGGTCGGTTGGGCACGATATTTTCGTCAATGGCGTATGTCAGGTCGTGGATGATGCAGACCTGGAATATTACCGCCGTCATGGCTACACAATCGACGGTGAGGGCGATCCAGCGCCGACGGTTGATACAGCTATGGATGAGCCATTCGACCCGGCGAAAGCCAACAAAAAGGCCCTGGAAGAGTGGCTAACTGCGCGCGGTGAAATCGTCGCTGGCATGACAGTCGAGGAGCTGCGTGTTTTGGCAGCTAAGCTAATCGCCGGTGAGGCTGTGGCCTAATGCTGCACTACTTGTCCACACATGCACTGACTGCGTGGCCGGGCCTTGATCCTGGGCGTGTGGATGAGGCCATGCGCCGCGCCGCTCAGGCCGAGGGAATCATCGACACACGGTTTCCACAGACCCGCCGCCGCGTAGAAACAGGCAAGCTGTCACGCGGCGTTGTGGAAGCCGTGGTTATCGACATGGTGGCACGTTACCTTGATAGTGAAGATCGCGGCGGTTTGTCGAAGTTGTCCTACCCGGAGGCCGCGATGGAGTGGGAATCGGGGGGGATGGGGCAGGGAAATGCCCTGTGGCTTACCCTTGACGAGGTGAAGCTGCTCACCCCCCCGGCTAGCCGCAAGGTCGGCTCGGTGCGGTGGCGGGCAAAGCCGGTGCTGCCGGATAGTGTGGTGCGCTGATGCCTCCACGCTACGCCAGCGCAACAGTGCTTTTTCAGCCGGGTTGGACGTATCGGCGGCGTCTGCCGCCGACCATCGACCCTGCGACCGGTAACACCAGGCCGGGGGGCGTGGAAGATCAACCCGGCCGGGGCCTAGTACAGGAAGCACTGTGGACCGGAAACAAGGAAGTCACACCCACAACCGTGAGTGATGAGCGTGTCATCATGTGGGCACCTGAGCTAGTGAACATCATGGACCTGGACGTGCAGGCGAATGATGAGTTCATAGGGCCACGTGGTGAGGTCTGGCAAGCTGTGTCAGACGGCCACCCCCGTGGAATACCAGGCCGACCACCTGAATACGTTGCACTGCGTGCACGCCGTGCACGTGAGAAAGAAAAGAAAGGAAACCAACCATGACAACCCCGATCCGCAACGCCGAACAGTTGGACACCGGCGGCGCGGTAGACCCCGACGGCCTCGTTTACAAAGGCGTCGATGAAGACGGTAATACGTTCTTCTGTGCCATGGGCACGCAATTCCACCTCGAAGCTGAACGCCGCAAGGAACTTGTGCACAACATTGTGGAGTTCACCGATACAAAGGCGGCAGGAAATGACGGCAAAGGTAACGATCTTCCACAGCCGAATCCCAAGGCTTCTGAGGATGGAAACCTACCATCAAAGAATGAAGATAGCGGCGCAGATAGCAAATAACGCCCGCGCCGCCGCACCCGTACTCACCGGCCGATATAGGGACGGCATCGCAGTGGAATCAGACGGCCTAACAGTACGCGTCGTAGACAACGACGAAACAGCAATCCACAAGGAATACGGCACGTCTGACACCCCCGCTCATGCCGCGCTCACAAACGCCGCAATCGAATACGGCAGCTATAGTGGAACACAGCCCCGGTAGAAGGTAACAGTGACAAAAAAACCAATGGCATACACGCCCGGAGCAATACGCACCCGGCTTATGCAAGACCCCGATTTTATGAACCTCCTACACGGCGGCACAATCTCATGCCGTGAAGTTCCAGACCCCCTCACCCTCCCACACGTCACAATCGCCGCCGTCGGCCACACAGGAGCCGACCCCATGGCGCGCCGGGTGATCGTGCAGGTAACACCGTGGGTGCCGGGTCAAGACGTAACAGGGCTTGATGAAGACCCGGACGTAACGGCATGGAATATAGCAACAGCGGCCGCGCAGATTCTGCACCGCACGAAACCGGTTGTGGTAGATGATGAGAATGCGTTTGTCGGCCGGTGGGTGGACGGGCCAATTCAGCTTTACGATAAATCGCGTGGAGCTGACAGGGTGCTGTATTACGCACCAATTCGTGTAGAAACGCATATACGCACCCGAAGTAAATTCGGAATATAAGGAAGGAAATAAATATGGCGCAACATGCAGACCCGAATAAGGCATATGTATGGTTAACGGGTGAGGGCTATCGCGGTGCCCCCAACGCCGAAATGCCCGCCGATCCATTCGCTGAAACCCTTGCAGGATGGAAAGCCTACGGCGGTATTGAGGCTGGCTTTGAGATCACCGCCGAACAGTCAGTGAACAAACTGAAAGTGTTCAATTATCGCCAGGCCGCGTATAAAGTGACCCGTGACCCGGTTGATAACGGCGTGAAATTCCGCGCAGTTGACAACACGGAGGCCGCAGTTCTTACCCGTCTGCAGGGCGGTAAGATCACCAAAAAGGGCAACCTGTATATCGCAACGCAGGGCATTGGTGAGGAGTTCTCCTTCCTCATGACCTTGGATGACGGCGATGACAAAATGGCCATGTACTATCCTTTGGTTACGCTTTCTGCGCCTGCGACACGCGCGAACATTGACGGCCAGACCCTGGATAGCTACGAGTTCACCTTGACCGCGCTTAAGCCGCCGCAAGAGGTCATGGTGGCCCTGCCAGACGGCATGAACATTCCGTAAGTTGACACGCAGTAGCCGGGCGTGTATAAAGGAAAGTGTGGATCAGCAATGTGACGCAGACTCCTTAACTAGTGAAATGTTGGGCAAGGACATGACACACAAGCCTTCTCCCCTCGGGCTATAAATGAGGGGTCACTTTTTGTATCCAGACAATTTAAACCAGATTGGAGAACCACAATGGCTATTGATCTCATGGAAGCCGCGCTAGCGATCAACGGCGGCGACCCCGTAACCGTCAACGTCGGCGACGTCAAATTTGACATCAAGCGCAACTACTCAGCGAAACAGGTGCGCAAATACGTGAAGGTGTTCAACGATGAAGAAAACACCTGGGACAAAATCATCAACGCTGTCCTGAACATCACATGCACCTTCGACAATGATAAAGACAAAGAGGAAGTAGCCGAACAGCTGCTGTCCCTGAGCATCGCCGAGGTGACAAAGGTGCTTGTGTTCATCGGTGAGACCGCCGGTCTTATGAACCACGATGGGGAATTGCTTTCCCCTTAGTGCGCATCATTTCCCAAACCCCGCAACAGTTCGCCGAATGTGTTGCGGGGTTTCGTCGTGAGTACGGCCTAGACTACCGCCGCGCACTCACGGAAATGATGTGGCAAGATGTGGTAGTCCTTATCGACGCCCTCGACAAGTGGACAATGACAGACGAAAACATAGCCCGCTTAGTTGACCGCGACGATTACTACTTGAATGCAAAATACGGCCAATGGACAACAGACCCGGATGACCCCGAAGTAAAAGCCGAACAAGCAAAACAAAAACTCAATAAACAAAAACCACCACCAAACCCAATACTAACACCCGTTGCAATGCGACCAACGGAAATAACAAACCAAATCATCGAAACAAACATCAAAATCGCAGAAAAATACTTCCCCAAAAAAGACACAACGGAAGAAAAGCCCGCGCCGGGTAGTAACCGTAAAGTGTCAATCAAAGAGTTTCTGTCATTGCGGGGGAAATAGCAGGCTGCAATTATTTAGCGAAGGAGAATCACCGTGGCCGGTGGCAAAATTGATATTCTGATCGAGCCGAATACACGGAGTTTTTCCTCAAAGCTTGAATCTTCATTGCGTGGCGGCATTGGTGTGGCGTCGAAGGTCGGCGGTCTTGTCGGCGTGGCTTTCGGGGCTGCCGGTCTTGTTCAGGGTATCAATAAGGTGGGGGCTGAGTTCCGCACTGAGATGAACGCATTGGGTGCGGTTACGCAGGCGTCTGCGCGTGAGATGGATGCCGCCGCAGCTAAGGCTCGTGCGCTGGGCAACGATATTAGCCTGCCTGCGACGTCGGCGGGCGATGCCGCCGCCGCCATGACAGAGCTAGCTAAGGGTGGCTTCACGCTGCAACAGTCGATGGATGCGGCAAAGGGCACGTTGCAGCTTGCCGCCGCTGCGCAGATCGACGCTGCAAGTGCGGCCACGATCCAATCGCAGGCGCTGCAAGCATTCGGCCTGAGCGCTGACTATGCATCTACCGCGTCGGACCTTTTGGCAGGCGCTGCTAACGCCTCGTCGGCTGAGATTCAGGGTATCGCCGCCGGTCTGCAGCAATCCGGTACTGTCGCGCACCAATTCGGGATCAGTATTGAGGACACGTCAACAGCGTTGGCGGTGTTCGCTAACGCGGGTATCCAGGGATCGGACGCCGGTACACTGCTAAAGTCGGCGTTGCTTGCGCTTACTGATCAGGGTAAGCCCGCGCAGAAGGCTATTGAGGAGCTGGGCCTTACTGTCTACGATGCTCAGGGTAAGTTTGTTGGCCTGCCTGATCTGTTTGACCAGCTGAATCAGGCTGCAAGCCGCATGACCGACGAGCAGTATCAAGCTGCCACGGCAACGCTTTTCGGCAGCGACGCCATGCGCCTCGCTGGTATCGCATCGCAGCAAGGCATTGAGGGCTTTAACCGTGTGCGCGCCGCCGTTACGCGGCAGGGGCAGGCCGCAGAACTTGCCGCTGCTAAAACCCTCGGTCTTCCGGGTGCGATGGAAAAGGTGCAGAACGCGGCTGAGGAATTGGGCCTAGCCGTCTACACAAAGTTAGAGGGGCCGTTATCCAAGGCATTCGTGACGGCGGCCGATAAGCTTTCCGATCTGTCTCCCGCGCTGGAATCTCTATCAGGGAAAGCAGCTGAGGGGCTGGGCCAATTAGGGGTGCTTGCAACATCGGCGGCGCAGGGCGTGGCCAAGCTGCCAGACAACCTAAAGCTTGCCGCGGCCGCGTTCGTAGCGCTGAAACTAGCTGAGAACACTAAAGCCTTCTCAGTATTCCGCTCACATGTGGATCAGGCGCGCACAAGCATTCAGGGTTTCCGCGAGACAATGCAGCTGCAAACTGCAATGGCCCGCGCAAACGGCACAGAGATCGGCCGCATGTCTGCCGCATGGGGGGCGCTGGAATCCCACAGCGCCGCTGTTAACCGCGCATCGCAAGCATTCCGCGACGCCTCCGCCGAATCAGGCCGGTTCGCCGGAACCCTTAAAGGCACTATGGCCGCCGGTGCATCAACAGCGAAATCAGCGGTCGGCGGGCTGGTAAGCGCCCTCGGCGGGCCATGGAACCTAGCATTAGCCGGGGCAACCATCGCTGTCACCGCGTACATCGACGGTGTACAGAAGATGAAGAGCTACACCGCGGCATACAGTGAGATTGTCAATTCGGCGGCGAACTCACAGCGGGAACTGTGGAAAGCACTAGCGGAAGGCGGCGAGGGCGCGGCAATCGACGCCCTCATAGGCCGAATGCAGAAGCTAGAAGACGCCCGAAAAACCGCACTAGCCAACGACCCTCACAGCTTCTCGGCCTACATGGCCAGGGCTGGTAACACATGGGGGGAGCTACTTAGCGGAGACACGCAGGGTGCGAAACAGGTTCTGTTCCAGAACTACCTGGATCGTCAAAATCATGAGGCGCTGCAAGCGCAACAGAAAGAGATTGAGCGGCTAGGTGTCACTCATGAAGACCTAGCCCGGATCGTTGCATCATCAGCAGCTGAGTACAATCTGTTCACGCAGAAGATTGACCAGTCCTCAATCGGCGGCCAACAGCTGGTAAACAGCCTGAATGAGCAGCGCGAGGCGTATTTCAGGGTAAAAACTGAGTTCATGCAGCTTGCCCCCGGGGCAACAGAAATAGCAGACGCTTTCAAGGTGCTAGGCGACGCCTCGTCATCAGCAACCGACAAGGCAAAAGCGCTAACGAAAGTCTTGGATGAGATTTTCAACGTCAATGAAGGCAAGGACGATGCAACAGCAAAGCTGGCTGAGCACATCGATCAGGTAGCAGAGTCGGCCGGTAAAGCAGTCAATGAGGCTGATGGTTTCGGCTCCGCGATGGTCGATGCATCGGGAAAGCTTGACCTCACGCAGAAAAACGCCCGCGCCCTCAAAGGTGAGTTAACCGGTTTCCGCGATGAGCTGGCAAGCGTGGCCGCAAACGGCGGCGACGTTAGCGCATCGTGGGATCAGATGGGGCCTGCGCTGGATCGGCTTGCCGAAAAGTACGGCCTCACGAAAGAGCAAATCCGCGAGCTAGGTGCACAGTACGGTCTCCTTCCGGGGGTTGTTGAAACCCTAGTGAAGGTGTCTGCAGACGAGGCGAAAAGCGATCTAGGTATCGTCTGGTCTGAAATGGAAAAGCTGCAGGCAAAAGCCGGGCAACCAATAGAACTGCGTGTCGAAGACCCCAACGCCACGAAACAGACGCTGGAAGACATCGGCTACAGCGTTCAGGTCATCAATGAGCAGACCGGTCAAATCCGCGTCACGGCGAACACAGACGCCGCGAAAGAAGCCCTAGACAACATCATCAACACAACCGCGTCGCTAGAAGAGACAGCCGCGATTGTCAAGGTGAACATGGACATTGCCCCCGTCGGCTTAGCAGCTGATGAGGTGCGTTCCATCGTCGAAGGAATCGACCGCGAAACAGCGTCCCCCAAAGCCAATCTGATCATTGATGATCTGCTAGCGGGCAAGGACACCTCCCTAAGTGAACTGCGGTCACTCAGCGCTGAGGTTGCCGACCCGCAGGCAAAGCTGACAATTGATGAGCTGATTTCCAAGAAGCAAGCAGGCTTGGAAGAGCTGAAAAACCTGGATGCTCAGCGCCCGAACCCGAAAGCCAACCTTGATACCTCCGGCGTCAAAGCTGGGATCAACGAGGCAAGTAGCTGGTTCGACCGGTTAAAGGCGAAAATGAGCACCCCAATCGCCATTGCCGCTAGCCTAATCGGCGGTAACGCAAGCTTTGGCAGCCACGCGAACGGCGGCCGAATCCCCCGCCACGCATTCGGCGGCCGACTGCCAACCAGTGGCCCCGGAACAGACCGCACAGACGGCATACTCGGCATCGGATCAGACGGCGTACCCACATCATGGGTAGACGCCGGGGAATGGGTAATCAGGCGCGGCCGCAGCGAACAATACGACGGACTGCTAGGCGCAATTAACAGTGGATCACCGGCCGACATCGCCGCCGCCGCGCGCCGGGCATTGCCCGCGTATGCGGATGGTGGCGTGGTGTCGGCAAGGGATTTGTTGGCGTTTGCTCAGGGCGCGTCGGTTAATGGGCAGCGTGCTTCACGACCTTTGGAGGGTGCCCCCTATGTGTGGGGTGGTGTGAACTGGGGTGACTGCTCAGGCGCTATGTCGGCGCTTGCGAACTTTGCTACCGGCCGCCCTGCGTTTGCTAGTCGTTTTGCGACTGGAAACCAGGCACAGGCGCTGTCTGCGATGGGGTTCAGTTCCGGGATGGGTGGCCCCAATGATTTCAGTATCGGCTGGTTCAATGGTGGCCCTTGGGGTGGTCACACATCGGGCACCATCGCAGGTGTCAATGTGGAGATGGGTGGCGGCCGTGGCAATGGGCAGATCGGCGGCGCGGCGTCGCCCGCTTCTCATCCACAGTTCACGCACCGAGCACACATTAAATTAGGTGGTGAATCTGCATCGGGGCCGCTGATCGACGGCAACGGACATGGATGGGATGCTTCGGGATCAGGCATTGTCGATTCCACAAGCGTCAATGGAATCAAGGTCGGCGGCAAGTCGGTTTCATGGGGCAAGGCGCAAGACCTTTACAATGACGCCCTACGGCATGTGAAGACCCGCGTGTATGACACTGGTGGTATCTTGCCGCCGGGCGGTGGGGCTATCAATCTTTCCGGTCGCCCTGAGCGGATTTTGCCGCCGGATATGACGCGCGCGTTCGACGAGTTCATTCGTGTGATGCCGGAAGCTGCAAGGAATTTCGCCCGCGCATCTGACAACCTCGAAAAGGCAATGATCGGCCGCGAATCAGACCCGTCTGTACTTGCCGGGCTGGTAGGTGAAGAAGCCGCAAAGGGGATTCTGAATGCACTGAACAGCAAGAATTTCGGCGGAGACTTCCTGGGCAAGACTGAGATTGTGCAAGATGCCGAGGCGGGTCTTTTAGCTGTGCGTGAATCTCTGTCTGATGAGACAGAGGATGTCGCAAAGATCGAGAAAGACCTTGCCGAAGCGAAACACGAGCTAGCTAAAGCCGAGTCAGAAGGTGGGGCGGTTTCCACGTCGAACCGCCGGAAGATTGCCGACGCCGAAGAAGCGCTAGCGAAAGCCCGATCCGCAGGCAAGGCCGATAAGATCGCCGACGCTCAAAAGCGCCTGAACCGCGCTCACGAGGATGCGCAAACGCAGCTTGACAAAGACAGCGACAAGAACGCGAAAACAGTCAAAACACGACTGGACAAGGTTCAGAAGCTAGAGGAAAAGCTTTCAGATGCCCGCGCGAAAACCGGCGACCAGGCCGAACGCTTGGAAGCCGCAGAGCGCGCGCTTGTGGCCGCGCGGTTCAAGGCCGCACAGGAGCTTGCCGAAAACATCGGCGAGGCTTTCCAGGGTGCGGCAAAAACCGTATCTGGTCTGTTCAATGGCCTAGCGTCGGCTGCTGAGGCTGTGCAGAAGCTGCGGCAGGAAGAGGCGAAAGCCCGGATCAACCAGATCAATACCCGAATTGCCCGCCGCCGCGCACAGATCGAAGAGGCCATTGCGACAGCGGATGTTGCGCGTGCCCGTACAAGCGGTGCCGTGAGTATCGCCCGCGCCGAGGCTGAGTTGGCGAAAGCCCGCAAGGCTCAGGCTAAGATCGCTTCGACAAGCGTGGAAGCAATGCGCGGTGCCGTCAACCGCTTCTACCAGACGGGCAAGTTCGGGCTGGAAGAGTTGGCGGCGTCGGCGGCTGAGAAGACGGCCGAAATCCGCGCTGCTGAGTGGAAGGTACAGGAAGCCCGCGCACAGGCCGCAGTAGACGCCCTAGAGGCCACGCACAAGCAGCAGCTTGCGCAGCTGGCTTTGCAGGAGGCGACGCTTACGCAAGCCTCCGCTGTGGAAATGCTGCGGCTGAAAACCCTAGCGCTTGCGGCACACACTAAGGAACTCTACGGGTTGACCCCGCAGGGGGCTAAGGGTGCCGCGACGGGTATTACCGGCCTGGGCCAGGTCGGTTCCGGTCTGGGTAAGCTGGTTGGTGGTATCGCCGCCGGTGCCGCAGGTTTCGCTACCGGTGGGCCACTGGGTGCAGTGATCGGCGCTGGCACGGCACTAGCCGGGTTGAAAGACCTGATCCAGGGCGGCATTAGCCTTTTCCACAACAAGGGTGAAGTGGGCAAGGCATGGAAGGGTATGAGCATTGGGCAGAAGCTCGGCCTGATCCTGGGTGTTGGTGGCGGCGCGGCCGTCGCCGGGGCCGGTGGTTTCGCGTCACAAGTCTACGGGGCTGATGCGGTTTCGGCGGGCGCTAAGCTAGCTGATCAGCTGGTCGATGCAACCGTGGGATCGGTAACCCACAACATCGATACCAAGCTTGACAAGCTCAAGCGGAAGGACGAGGAACGAACTGAAGCCGCTCAATTCAACGCTGACACGCAGAAAGCCGGTATAGAGGCAGCCCGCGCGGCACTGGAATCACGGCACTTAGCACAGCTAGAAGCCCTGAAATCAGACGTCAACTATGCATCACTGCAAAAGCAGATCGCGGAATCGTCAAGCCGAGCCGAAGCACAAGCACTGGTCGAAGCCTCAAAGGTGGAAATCCAGCAACGCGAGCGCATGATCACATTGGCACAGACACAGAACCGCATCGCCGAGGACACGGCTCGCAGAATCACCCTCATGGCTGATGTGTCACGCAAACAGGCTGAGGCAGTCGGCGTGCGCGCCGCACAGGTGGAGTTCAAGCTGCCGCCGGGTGAAGCCTTTACCCGCAAGCAGACACAAGCAATGCTTGACGCGGCGCGCGATGAAATGGCAAAGCGCATCGCCGAGCTGAACAAACCCACAGCTACCGACGTGCTGAACGCTCAGCTATTCTAGGAAGGAACAAACATGACATAAAAGGGAGAACCAAAATGGTAAACGCGATCCGGTACACGTCCACAGACGGGCGTGTACTGGACCTCACGCGCGCCGGTGATTGGCGCGTCTCAATCATGCACGCAGGAATCGAGGGCCTAGTCGGCAAAATCGAAGCCAAAACCCTCACCGCGCCGGGCCTGCCGGGGCAGCTAGTGGAATCATGGGAGATACCCGCAGTCACTGGGAAGCTGACTATCGGTATCGCGGCAACAACTATGCTGGAAGCTGAACGCAAATACCGTGAAGTGCGTTCAATATTCGCCGGTATATCCGGCGGCGTGCTGGAAATTCAATCAGAAATGGCCGGCCGATTGTCCATACACGTGCGCTTAGAGGACGCGATAGCCCCACCGCAGTCAGACATCAGCGACGAGGTGGCGTTCAGTGAGATTGAAGTCCCACTAGTCGCAGACCACGGCGTGTGGTGGACATCAGCATTCCGTGAAGAGGGTAAAGGTGCTGGCAACAAAATCAGCATCTACAATTCCGGTGACTGCCTGATCAGGCCGACACTCCGTTGGAACGGGGAAGGCGGAACAGTCAAACTACCATCAGGCTACACATTCCGACTACCGCAGGTCGCAAACCAAAGAACCTTGCTGCTAGACGAATTACAATCATGCATGGTGCTATATGCAGACGGGAGCCTAGATCAGTGGATCTGGAACCAGATTGGAAGAGTGGTGGCAGAACCAATCGCGCCGGGTCGGCAGGCTGATTTTGAGCTGCCGCTAGGTTCTTCACTTGAATGGGAGATAGGGGTTTGTGATCCATGGCGTCTCTAGATGATAAAGGTTGGAGTGAGTGGTCGCGGCACGCGCTAGAGGTAGCGGAAAACATGGGCCAGTATGCTGCGATACTCGATGAAGACGGTTTGCCACTGTGTGATCTTCCGCCGCTGTTGAACTTGCAGGCGTCGCGCACTCGTGGGGAACCGGCGTCGGTTGTGGCGACCGTAATGGTCAATGCAGGCAAGGGGATTCCTCATCGTTGCGTAGCGCATCTAATGGCCGAGGGGCTGGGTGAAGTGGACAGCGAGGGCCGAATGAAGCCTATCGTTGACAAGACGCGCTTTTTATTCATTCGTCGAAGTAATTACAGGAATCGAGTGTATTGGGTCACTCATTGTATAGCAAAGGGAAATAACCCATTTGCGCCTTCTATAATTGAGATTCATGGCGTCGAAGTGCTGAAAATGCTTGATCGGTTCCCTGCTATGAGTGGGCCGATAAGTTGGAAGGAAAATGCATTCTTTGATTTCACGCGCGACTGGAAGGGTGAACCAGATAAAATAATACAGTTCAAGCGGCCGCGCCGTTTGGCTGATATTCAAATGGCGACATCGGCAGACGGTACAACAATAAAAGGTGAAGCCCGTGAAGTAATACGAACGGTCATAGATTCAAGCCTGCAAGCATGTTGGCGTATCGCGGGTATAAACAAACGCGATGCACCAATAATGCTAAACGATAGAAAACGGTGGGATACAAAGAAAACGCCTGAGCTTCTATTGCGGCCACAAGATGGGCCACTGCTGGAAACAATATCAGCCCCGGCGTTAGCAGCGGGGATAGACATTTCAGCGTGGATGTGGTTCCCATTCAAAGGCTTCATTAACACGGAAGTAGGAACACCAATGAAACCGGTAATTATAGTTGATGTAACAGCAACACGAAGAAAAGCGCAGTGAGATTCTGGAACGACAACGCATATGAGTGGGTAGAGGATATAGAATCATATGCGCAACATGAACGAGAAGGGAGGTTAAATGGGAATTATGCTAGCCGCCACCGGCGGAGAACTGACAGTGACACGAACGATAGCCACATATACATATGGAAAGTTCGAGGTCAAGCTGCCAGAAGGGCAAGAAAAGCACACTGCGGATAACCGCATCGTAGACGGCTACGTTTACGACCCTCGTCGCCGGGGCGTGTTGCGTGGAAAGTTCGATATAGGGTTTGTCCGAGCAGATGTGACAATCGACCTCGACGCGGGAACAACAGACCTGGAGTCAGTAGTAGACGCCGCGCAAAAACGCACCACCGGAGATACCTTCTTTGAGCAGGACATAACCGGCCCCGGCCTCGGACTCACACGGCCCGAAATAGATTTCAACGTCGGCGATGTAGTTCCGGTACAGCTATGGGGAAAACAAATAGACCTCCCCGTAACAAGTATTGACTGGATAACCGACGACGACAACCGCGCCGGGTATAAGGTGCATGTCGGAGGTCAGTTGATTTCAGATGCTGAGGCGCTGCGTGCGCATAATGATCCGATCCGCAATGCTGTGCTTTCTGAGAAGCGGCAGCGCTTGCGTGAGCTGAAAAGCATTACCGGCGAGGTTGATAAAGCCGTGAAGGATTCAGCGGCTGCGCTTGAGCTGGGAAAGTCGGCTGTGGCTACCGCGTCGCAGAAGAAAGACGAGGTTGTTAAGGCGCTAGAAGATGCAGAAAAAGCACAGAAAGCCCTAGAGGGTTTAAATACTGAGTTCGGGAAGATAAAAAAGGTCAATGATCAGCTGCAGAATGAGGCTATCGACCTGAACAACGCAGCTATTCGTGTCCTGGGACGCGCTCAAACGGCGCAGAACAGAGCAATTGAGGCGCTGGATAAAGCATCGAAAGAGCATGACAGTGCAATCAAAAAGCTAGATGAAGCTACGCGGCTCAATCAGAACACAATTCATCGTGTAAATCAGCTGCAATTAAGAATGATTGCCGCAGATAATGAATGGACCGTAGAAGATCGATATATCAAGATTGAAAACAAGATATTAGATTCTGCACCAACAATTACCGCAAAAGGAAATTGGAAGGGGCAAATATCGATGTTTATTTCTTATCGAACTGCCTCCGCATATATCCAGACGTATGATGTTGATCAGAATAAACGTGTGTGGCATGAGGGTCGAACCCTGCGGCACCTAGACAGTACAACGGTGTTCTACATTGTGCGTGAAGATAACACATAGAAGGGAAACAAAATATGCCTCGTGTATCGGGCAAGGTCGTTAATATTTCCGGCCGGGTGTCCACCATCAAAGAGCTGTGGGTACGCGCAATAAATACCCGGCCTGTGGCCGGGGGGATCGTCACATCAGAGCCTACTAAAGTGCCCATTGACACGACGACTGGGCAAGTGTCTTTCGAGGCGTCGGAAGGGCAGTCTGTTCTGGTACTTGTCCACCAGTCGCAGGGGACAATACGGGGGTCAAGTCTAGAGACAATCCCTATCGTGGTCGGGAAGGCCGATATAAGCCTAGAGAACGCGGCGCGTGCGGCACTTACGGAGCAGGAACTAGCGGAGTCGGAAGTGCAGCGTGTGGCCGCGCAGGTGCAGGCGCTCATTGGGGATGCGAGCACAGAGACGGCGGCAGCGAAAGATGCCGCCGCAGCTGCTAAGGCTGCAGCCGACACTGCGGCTACGGCAGCGGGCACAGCATCGGAAAAGGCAGACAAAGCAATCTCCGCGGCTGCGACTGTGGAAGAGAAAGCATCGAACGCCGCATTATCGGCAGATTCGGCGGCGTCACAGGCGGAATGGGCGCGAGAGCGCGCCACAACCGCGCTTGCGGCGTCTGCGGAAGCGACCGACGCGGCGGAACAAGCGAAACGACAACTGTCTGAGGTGCAGACGGCGGCAACGACCGCAAAGAGCGATCTCAGCGGGGTAGTGGCGACAAGCACTGCCGCTGTAGAGCAAGCGAAAACGGCCGCATCGCAGGCGTCAACCGCTGCATCAACCGCTGAATCTGAGGCGCAGAAAGCCACGAAAGCTAAGGAAGATGTTCAGGCAGAGCTGAAAAAAATTCCCGCGCAGGTAGCGACAGAATTGGCTGAACAGCTGAAACAAATGGGGAATATCCGCGATGTGGATATGGAGGCGCTAACGCGCCGTGTAATTGAGCGGCTGCAAACAGAGAACTTGCCGACGTCGCCGGGGCCGGTGGATGAGGCTAAGACTAAGGAGCTGGTGGCGAAACTGCTAGCTGAGTCGGCGAATGAGCAGATCACTGCGGCCGTGAAACGGCAGGTGGCGGAGGCTATCGCGTCGGCCGGTGAGGATGCTGTGATTAACATTCTTCCGCAGGGGAAAACGGACATTACAGCTGATCTGCAGGCGGCTATTAATGACCCGAAAAAGAAAGTGATTTTCTTGCCTGCCGGTGAATGGGACGTTTCCGATACGATCATCTTGGATAAGGCAAGCGGCAAGGTGATCCAGGGCAAGGGGCGCGCAACGATCCTGAATATGAAACCAGGTTTGGGGAAGAACGGAATGCATTGTACTTCCGGCGCGGGTTTCCGCGATGCGTACATTGCTGATTTTGTTCTTGATATGCAATGGAATACGGGTGACAAGCCAGCAACGGCGTTGCAATTGACAAACGCTGATTTCGTGGACGTGTCGGAAGTGAAGGTACGTCGATCAGGCGGCAACGGTTTTCTGGTCCAGGGTTTCGCGCTGAAAGACAAGCCGACGGGCAACGGATCGAACGATAACCGTCTGATCAACTGCGTTGTTGACGGCGCGGGCCTGAAACAGAACACCGTGCAGGAGGGCGCTTCTGGCTTTGGTTGCCTAGTGAAGGACAATTCAAAGCGCAATCAGATCATCGGCCTGCGTATTCGTGGCGTGTCATGTGGTATGGGGATCGGCGGGACGCAGACAAAGCAGGGTGCGCCGGTGGATACGCAGGTGCTGAATAACTCGGTGCTCATGGCTGAGAATGCGACCATTGCGTTTGAGCCATGTGGTTTCACGATTGACTGTCATCGCACTGTAGTTGTGGGTAATTCGTTCCCTGTGTCGAAAGACAATGGAATTTCAATCGGCGCGTATTCGGTTGTTACCGGTAATACAATTGGTTCAACGTGGAATCATGGCATTGCGTGTTCGGGGCCGGGTACGATTATCAATGCTAATAACATTTGGAATGTGGGTATTGAGAATAACACCCGTCTTGCAGCAAACCCGGCTGACTGGGCGGCGGTTGCTTTTGAGGACCCAAGGGGTTGCCAAGCGCAAGCAAATTACTACGCGCAGGATGACCCGCAGGCCGACTGTGCACACATGGTGAAAGTAGTTCTGAAAAACGGGACGCAGCGCAGTGCGGTAGGTGGAAACTCGTTCATCATGAATATTCCAATGGACGGGGTGATTAAGAAAGAGCTGATTAAAAACGGCAATTTCAACCCTGATAATCCTGATGTGATTATCACAAAGGAATCATGGCATGAAATGATGAAGAAAGTGCAAGCTGTAAGCCTGGACTCAATGAAGTATCTGGGAAAACTGCGTACACGCGACATGCCAATTCCGGGCGTGGATATTCACCCGTTCGCATTGTGGGGATATAAAGGGCGTCGGTATTCGGAAGTATCATACAACTACCCGAATTACTGGAAGCTGCTTGAAAATAACGATGAGAACTGGGCAGACTACGCATACAACCCAATGATCTCAGGGCCGAAAATTGCTAATCCGAAATCAGGTGTGGGTACACGTAAAGAGCAGGAATTTGCCGATACGCTTACGCTCACGACGATGCGCGGATTCGTCAATATCGCCTATGTGAAAACGCAATGGGCAGGGCGTTTGCAGGCAGACATCATCAAGGAAATTGACCAGTACATAGAGTACTACACGCGCAACAATATTCACGGCGTATTTCTTGATGAGGCAATTAACGGCTGGTCAGAAGAACAGCGCGCGAAAGTCAGTTTCTATACTGAGCTGTATTCCAAGCTGCGTGAGAAATATGGAAGCGCGTTCTATGTGGTCGCAAACCCGGGCGGGAACACGATTGAGGCTATGCTAGGCGCAGCCGATACGCTCATGTCATTTGAGCAATCCGCAGAGAAGTATTTGAAAGAAACAGTAATGCCCGCGCATTATCGGGGCCGTATGTCGCTACGATTCTGGCACGCAATCCACAATTGCCCGGATGTGGAAACAGCAAGGAAATGCCTCACGAAAGCAGGGGTATCAAACGTAGGCCACATGTACATAACAAACGATACATTCACCGGCGTGTTAGGGTCTGAAAACGACAACAACAACCCGTGGGATGGTCGCGTGGATAGGGGAATACGCATCGAAACACTAGACTGGGTAGAACAGGTGGGCTTCTACAGGAACCCACCGGTATATAAGCCATAAAGAATCAATGAGGAAGGAGACGAAATGGCAGAACGATATTGGCCGCTAGGAAACGGCCGAATGTTGACGTCACCATATGGGATGCGTGACGGGTGGATGCATTGGGGAACAGATTTCGGGCGTGAAGGCGGCAGCGCAGGTATGCCGGTCTACGCCGCGCAGGCGGGCACCGTAGTACAGACCGGCGCAGCCTCCGGCTACGGGGGGCCTTCCCCTGCGGGATGGGTACGCATCGACCACTCAGACGAACAAGGCGGCGGCCAGACGGTATACGGCCACGTCATCGCCGAGGTGAGCGTCGGCGACCAGGTACGCGCCGGGCAGCGCATTGCACACATCAACCCAAACTCCGCAACTAACGGCGGCGTCGCCCCGCACCTGCATTTTGAGGTGTACCCATGGACATTCGCCCGTGGAGAAGCAATTGACGCTGTGCCATGGCTTGCGGGTGCACTAGAACCAGAACAAGGACAACAACCAGCACCCGCGCAACAAGCCGCGCCGGGGGGCATTGAGGGATTCGGAGGAACAGTGTTCGGCGTTGATGTTTCAGAGCATCAAGACGGCATGTCGCTGCGGCAAGCCGCAAACGAGGGGATTCAGTTTGCTATTATCCGCACAACGGACGGCACGTATATGGATCGTTGCTACCAGTCGCACTTGGATGACGCGGAAAGCGCGGGAATGGTGACTGCGGCTTACCACTACCTGCGGAACCCTTCAGAGGGGACAACGGTGGCGCAGCAGGTCGATGCGGCACTTGCCGTCATGGGGGATGCGCGCCGTCCAATGTGGCTTGACTGCGAAACTGACGCGGGCCTGAGTGTCGAGCACATTCGTGAAGCTAAACGCCTTTTCGAGGCTGCGGGTGTGCGAGTCTGTGGTGTCTATTCCTACGTTCCATGGTGGGAGGGTCGCGTATTTGAGGGCGAGCCAAAGACTGAGGAGTTCGGCGCTGTATGGGTGGCCGCATATGGCCGGAATTTCGGCGGTGTGCCAGCGCATATCTACGGCGGAGACTATCACCAGCAATGGGATTACCCGCTGGGTGACCAGAAGCCCGTTATCTGGCAGTTCGGGTCACGCGGATTGGTCGCAGGGCGTGAGGTTGACATTAATGCTTTCCGGGGCACAATTGACCAGCTGAAACAATTATTTTATGGTGGTGATGCACCACATCAGAATGGAGAGAGTGTGAGCTATATCGAACTAGGCGGCGTGTCTGCCGCCGCGCTGAACGACACAAAAATAGCCGTTCAGAAGAAAGTCCCGAGCTACGTGGACAACATGACAGAAATGGAACAGACCCAAGCGCTTGCGTTTATCGACGCCGCCGCGTGGGAAATCCGCGAGGTGCAGGATGCAATTGCCCGCGCAATTGGACTTGACCCCGAAAAGATCAAGCGTGAAGCACGCGAAAAACTGATCAAGAAAATCAAAGGAGAGAACTAAAAATGAGTCACCGTTTAAGTATCGACACCACCGGTAATAAGCGCTTGCGCTTCGAGCCGTGGATGATCCGTCAGGCAATCTACATCGTTGCCTCCGCCGTCGGCCTTGCAATGGTAATCCTGGGCAAGGCTGATCCGCAGACCGTAACCGCGAACGTCGATAAGATCACCGGCTTATTGTCAGTGCTGCTCATTGGCGGCGGCGGCCTAGCCGCAATCAACACGCGCCCCCCACAGCAACCTACCCTCGCTGAGGATCATGCCGCCGACATTGCCGCCGACGCCGCTGCCATGGCCGTCGATAACGCCGTTGACGCGATCCGTGAAACCATTCGTCACAGCGTCGATACCTCCGTGGCCAAGCTGCCGGAAGAAATCGAGCGCCGTGGAAATGAGATGCTGGACAAGCTGCGCGCTGAGGTAGCGCGCCGGAACCGGTAGAAGGGGGAATGGAGATGGGCGCGATAATCGACGGCCTGCACCCATTCATGTCGGACGCCGCCATAGTGGCGTTGCTAGGCGGGATTTTCGCGCTCCTCAAATCCCGCGCAGACGGCAAGATTACAGAAGCTGAGCAGCGGAAAAACGTAGAGATCGAAAGCTACAAGTTCGAGGCAGAGAATCGCCGTATCGAAAAGGAATACGAACACAAGCTACGGCTTGCCTTGGATGAAGCTCAGCGTGATTTTCGCGTGGAACTGAGTGAAGAAATCAAGCGGCTTTCCGACCAGCTGAAAGAAAGCCAAATCGCCGCTGATGAGCGCGAGCGTGAATTGCTAGAGTTCCAGAAACGCGCTGTCATGGATGAAGCAGTGCGCGATGCTTTCCTGAATGTGATGGGAACATACCCGCCGCCGAAACCTGATCTGCCGCCGGTAGTCGCCGCGATGATTGGCTGGAACCAGCCACGACAGACGAACTAACCACGGCAATAAGAAAGCCCCCACCAATGGTGGGGGTTATTTTTGCGTTTCAGGGGTGTTTCTACAGATCAGAGATGGAAAAACCGGGCTTCTTGAAAAGCCATTCCGCGCGCTCAGTAGCGATGTGATGAGCGGATTCGGCAACGTCATCAGCCAGCGAAACCAAGTCAACATCAACAAGACCGTAGAGGGAAACTAGTGCAGTGTGCAAACCCCTAGCGCGCGCTGAGTAATCGCGGGAAAGCTCATTCAGTGCAATCAGATCGTTGGGGTTAGGAGAATCAGCAGCAACTTTGTTACGCACAATCTGAACAACGTAAAACAATGCCAGAACATGCCCATAGTTCGCGGCGATCTGCTCATGTGCCGTCAAAAACGCCGGCCGAATCGTGCCCGCAGAAGACACCATCTGCTCAATCGTGTCATAAAGCGAATCAGGTCCAGAGGGGACAATCCCATGCGGGGTGTTGGTGTCGCAAAGCCTAATCTTGGGGGTGGAAAAAGACTCACTAGGAAGGTGCATGACAAGAAATCCAATCTGCGGCCGTTGTCCGGTGGCCGCGCGCCGGGTTTGTGGGGTGATTGTGCGCTCACCCCGGGCGCTTGATGCGGTTAGTCTTCTGGTTCCCAATCGGCTAGGTCGCTGAGCATTTCGGAGGTCTTGCGGCTGAGGAAGCCTTGCCATTGCTTGCGGCCGAATGCGCGATCCAGGACGGGCCAGTGTGCCGTGTCATCACTGAAAGCCATGCCCTGTGGGGTCTTCATGCCGACAAGTGCGGGATCGATTGCCAGGCGTGCCTTGCGGGTGCCGTCAAGGTCGAAGTCAAGGATCATGTCGTTTCCGCCGCGCTGGTCACTGCCGGGCAGGTTAGCGGTTTCGCCGAAGGTTAGGCCCCATTCTGCGGGGGTGGATTCCCAATTGAGGGTGTCTAGGTTGATGGTGCTCATTACCAATCTCCAATCTGGTGTGGGGTTTGTTCCCCTTGTGGACATGTTTCACTGTATCACCCGTTGTGTGGCCACGCAACGCATTGGTTGTGTGTTGCCCTTATTTAGGGGTGGTGTGTGCTTGTTGTTGCAGGTCAGCGCGGCATGTATTCAAGGACGTGGCTAGGGTGAATTGCGGAGTCGTAGGGGAGCGGGTAGGGAAGGCGGTGCCGTTCTGTCTCAAATTCGGCGATTTGCTTGCGCATGTCCCACAAGTCAACGGCGCGCTTGAACTTGATTGGATCGGGGTTGTTTGTGGAGTTCGGGTAGTTGTCAATGATGCGGAACTTGATACCTTCATCAGTGAGACGGTCAAACCCGATATGGTGCTGTTTGAGCATCAAATCCCATCGCCGGTTAGGGTGGTTTGGTTCAGGGTCAAGGATGAATGGGGTTGTCTCGCGCAGGTATGCCTTTGCTGTGGCCTTGTCCTTGATGCCGCCGTGCTCGAAGGTGTAGAACCCGCAGATAGTTGTGTACACGGCATAGTTGATGTCGTTCTTGAACGGGTCGAACCCGGCGGCGAATAGGTTGGGGTGGTCGCCTATCGTGATTGTGTGACCGTTGACCGTAGCAAAGCTGGAATGCGTATTGCGGTCAACAAAAAATGAGTAGAAGCGAATATCTAGCGAGCGTCGCCACCAATGGGCAGTGCGCGTGTAGGGGGCCGGTTTTTCAGCGACACAGCGCAGATGGTACAGGGGTGAAAACATGGAGGGCATGGGAGTTATCCTTCTGTGTTTGCGCGGTACGTTTTCCACGCTTCTTTGGTTATGGGGAGGCGCTCAATGGCAAAGTGTCGGAAATCCCAAATATCACTGAGGATGTGGAATGGGGTGACAAAGTGCCCTGTTTCTTTCACGATGGGGGACGCACCGGGGCCACGAACCTCGATAGAGAACTTGCCAATGTAGTAGCCGTTGGTGAGAATGCATTTCCTTATATCGAAGGAAAGAATAAGGCTGTAATCGCCATAAGAAGCCATCGCGGCGTGTGGGGAATCAGTACACAGGCTGATGCTCACATCGCATAAATGCGATAAGCCACATTGCAAGAAATCAGCAGGGCTAGAAAGCAATGAGACTGAATCGCCGCGCATGTGGAAATTGTCAAGATCAAACGGGGCCAACTGTGAAGACCAGCTAGGCAGAATGGTTCCATGCAGAAGACTGTCGGTAATGGGGGACTTGGTTTTATTCGCAACATGAGCGAACCAGGAAATGAGTGCTGCCGCTTCATCACGCCGCCGCCGATCATCAGGGAAATTGACACGATAGGTGTCAATCGAATCATTTTCCAAGGCCACAGAGAAAAGCTTATCTAGCGGGAAAAACTCGATAGAGATAGCATTTCCGAAGATGACACGCTTGGAAGTTTCAGAGAAAGAATCGTACACGCTGGTATGGGGAGCCACACAAGACTCCAGGAAAGATGCCGTATACATTTAGCGACTCCTTTTATGTGAGTAGTGAAAATCCTTCATGATCGTGCGCTCAGAGTTGCGGGCCAGGCACATGCGCCACCACGATTCCGGTAGCCAGAAATCGCCGATCCTGCGGTAGCCGTAGTTGTGGAATGAACACCCGGTGACGTGATCAAGCGCATTGATGACGCCGTGAGTGAGCTTCTGTAGATGCCGAACAGTAAGCGCGACATTCATAGGAACTTGCTTAGAACGCCTCCAAAACAGGATGCTGGTCTGAGGAAAGCCGGTAGCCCGTGACAAATCAAGCGGCGAAATCGCCAAACGGTCCATGATCAAATAGAACTCGTCGCCGGTCAAAACCGTGTTATACGCCCCGCACGAACCAAACACAGGCGGCTCATATTCACGCGGAACCTCCGCAGACCAATCAAGACTGTCAACAGACTGGACAATCATCTCAGGAACAGGAATCAAAGAATACATAACCAAATCCAATCTGCGGCCGTTGTTCCGGTGGCCGCGCGCCGGGTGGGGGGTGATTGTGCGCTCACCCCGGGCGCTTGTTCTCAGCAGTCGGCAATACCGATAGGAAGGGCGACGCCGTACGTGTTGTAGTTTTCCCATGCTTTTGCTGCGGCGGCTTTGTAGGTTGGGAATCCTTCGCAGATGTGGTAGATGCAGTTCAGGTCGCGGGTGTTGATGTTGGCCTCCTGGAGCGGATCGACGATAACCCAAAGTTCGCGGTTATCAACGGTTCCGGCGACTGAGGAAACGCAGGTATGGCGTTCCAGGATTGCGAACGTTTGATCACTGTAGTGTGCCTCGAAAACGCCGGGGCTTGGGTGGGTGAATGTGTAGGGTGTGCTCATTGCTTATCTCCAATCTGGTGTGGGGTTTGTTCCCCTTTGTTGTGGACGTCTTTCACTGTATCACCCGTTGCGTGGCCACGCAATGCATTGGTTGTGTGTTGCCCTTATTTGGGGGTGATGCGCGCTTATTGTTGCAGGTCGGAGCGGCTAGAGCGAATCTATAAACCTATCGATGCCGAAGACGTCGAGACGTGCGATTTGGTTAAGCAGGCTCGGGAATCCGACTATGTGGCGCACGTAGCAGCCGGTTAGACTGGTGCATACGGGGTATGCAGACAGGGTGTAGACGTCAATTCCCGGCGTGTTTCCAGCGGTGCGCTTATTCAGTGTCAGTGAAAGCGCGTAGCTTTGCGTTTCGCTGTGCATCACTGGCATTGAGGGGTTTAGTGGGCACGCCATGTACACGGGGTTATGGGGGTTTGATTCTTTGAGATCGGCAAGGGTTTGTAAGTTGAGGCTTTCCGCGAGGGATTCGGTTAGCTTCTTGCCAGAATCAACTAGCTTTTGAAATTCATCGTCTGCGGAAGTAGGAAGCTGGAAGACTTCTTCATTGAGAAGGGACTCGACGAATTTAGCGCTGTCAAGATTTTGCATGGGTCGTTCCTAGTTCTGAGGGTGAGGGTTGGGCAATGCTGCGGATGTTCTGCGGCGTTTGGTGAAGAAGATCAGCGATGTTGCGGTAGGTGAGCAGTTTAAGGCTTACGGCTTCGCGGATGAGCTGCTTCTTGTGCGCTTTCGCTGCTCGCAGTTCCATCTGTAGCTTGCGTTCTTGCGTGTGCGCTTGCCGAATGCGAAAAGCTGCGTAATCAGGATCAGAGTTGGTTTCGTCTTCGCCAGTGAGGTTTTGCACTTCGCCGATCACAGTTCCGGTTGCCGGGTCAATGACAAGGATATTCGGCGATACGGGGTGCTTCTCTACCGCTATGATTCGTTTATAGTGCTCGACTAGTGCGCTGATGAGGCCGGTGGACCGTATGGGCTGAGGAAGTCCGCGCAGGTTAAATGTGATCATCAGGGTGAGTTCCTTCCGTGTAGGTCAAGTTGCCGTAATCCGTAACAGTTTTGTAGATTGCGGCGGCACTCATTAGGACAATGGATGTGAAGCCGACGCCGCCACACAGGGGGGCTAGTAAGTCAAAGATGAACATATCGCTTTTCCAATCTGCCGCCACCGTTTGGCGACAAGTGTCAATTTAGAAAAACGCGGAAGATTTGTAAAGTGGCGCTGTGGACGGGGGTAACCATTTGGGGGTGTGGATAGCGGGTGAAGCTGGGAAAATGGATTGAGTGGGGGGGGGCTGCTTGCGTGGCCATGCCGTGATGGATAAAGTGTGCATTGTCCAAATCGATTGGAAAGATTGGAGATCGGAAATGAGCTTAGAGGAAAAGCTCGGTTGGAAGCTTGATGGGAAAATTGAAAGAGATGCTGATTTTGCGAATCAGGTTGCCCTGTTCGTAGAAGAGGTGACAGAGGAATTTGTAAATCGAGAAAAAGACGAAACCTATGCGCGAGTAATGAGAAGTAGTTTCCGTGGAATGGCTAGAGTGGTGGAAGCGGTCGTATTCTCATGTATCTACGACTCAAGTAAGGCGCTAAGGGAAATGATTCATGAAGTGGATCAACGAAATGTGGGATGAGGGAAGAAGGCCGCCGAATGCGCTTTGCCGTGATTGCGGAGAGCCGATAAGGTGGGTGAAAACGGTTGCGGGTAAAAACATGCCGTTGAATCTTGTTCATTCAGATGATGGGCATTGGCGAATATCGTGCGGACGTGCAGAGTATCTGCGGGCCGGTGAAGTGGAAATAGCACACCTTCGGCGAGAGCGGCTGTATACTTGCCATTTTGATACATGCAAGAAGAAAGTAAGGCAATGGAGGTAATGGAAATGAGATTGTATCTGGTTTTTCGGGCTAAAGGCGTGGATGTTTTCGCGAAAGAAAAACTAGTTAATGGGTATCGCGGGTTCATTTTGATGCAAACTGTGCTTGATGCAACAAGCCTGGATGAGTCGCCTAACTACAATATATTTGCTCAGGAAATGCGAGCAATAGATGTTGCTGATCTGTTCATTGTTGAAACAGGCATTGAGTCTGTGAAGATGGAAAATGTTAATTTCGGTGAGGTGAGCGTAACGCGTGAAGGTGACGTATTGAAACTTAAAGGTGATAGGGTTGAAATGGTGTTCAAGAGCGGCGAAAATCGTGGGTTCTGGTTCGATGATTTCATTGTGGATGTGAAACCATATGTGGAAGAGTGAAGAAAGACCAGATCAGTTCCGGGTCGTCCTGGATGACGTAGGTGGCGGCGTGAAGCTTGTCGCACGGCAGGGCATGACCGAACAGCACATGACTGATTTTCGGATGATGGGTGTGGAAGAGCACCGTAACTTTGCGGGCAAACTTCTCCTAGAGCGAAAAAGATTCTGGGAAGTAAGCATTTTGGAAGCGCTGTCGGATATTTTCTGGAAGACCGGAAAAGACACTATAGGTGTAATGATCTTCGGGTCAATGCACAAAGTAAGCCAAAGAAATCACGGTGAATGGCAAATCGAGGGGAAAGAATTATTTGCAGTCCTGAGCGAAAGAGCAATGGAAGAAATTATAAAACAAGCTGAAAGTATCGACTGTACAGGCATCGTAGGAGATTGGATTTAAAAAATGTCGAAAGTAGACAAGTCCCACATTGTAAAAATATCGGATGAAGGGAACTGGGAAGTCGTTTACTGCCCATGTCGTGAGGATCAGCATTCATGGCACGAGTGCGAAAAATGCACAGAGGAAGAAAAAAGAAAACTAGGCAATGAGTACGAGCGTAGTGGCTACTACAATCATGACGAACTGCACATAATGAGCGAATGGTGTGGGGGCTATGCGACAGAAACTAACATATGTCTAGTGTGCGAATGTATCGAAGATTGCGGGGGAGATATTTTCGATCCAGAAGAAATATGCGCGCCGGGTAACACATGGATGGTGGAGCTTGACTGGGAAGACGGAAGTGTCTTTGTGGATGACGATAAGCCAATAAAGGTTTCTTATGAAGAAGCACTAGTCGTAATCGATGCACAAATACGCCTCGAAGATTTTGCATCGAAGCTGAGCACCGCCGCGAAAGCCTTGGAAGAAGCCGCGAAAGCGGCAAAGGAAAGCCTGGAAGCATTGGGAGAGGTGGACAGTGGCACCGCAGCCATTCTATGAGATCGACGGCGTGGCAATATACCATGGCGACGCGCTCAGCCCTGAGCTACTGCCAATCTGGGTACCACACCGTAACCTCGTGACCGACCCCCCCTATGGAATGGGGTACAAGTCAGGGTATAGAGGGAAAAACGAAAAAGGATGGAGAGTAAAAGGAGATGAATCAACCGAGTTACGCGACGCCGCAATCAGAGAATGGCTAGAATATGACAACACGCCGGGGTGCAAGAACTCCGCTGGAGTTGTATTTGGAACATGGCGAGTACAACCCCCAGAAGGGGAAGTAAACCGACTCGTGTGGTGGAAAACAGGAACACCAGGAATGGGAAACCTAAAATCACCCTTCGGGCACTCGCACGAGGAAATCCACATGCTGGGAAAAGCGTGGAACATGGAAGAAGCAATCAGCCCATACCGGTTCAAGCGCGCCGGGTCTGTGCTTGCAGTTGATGGTCTGCGTGGCGGGTCGCATGGTGAAGAAAACAAGTTCAGGCACCCAACTGTTAAGCCTGTGAGGTTGATGGAAAGATTGATTGAGCGGATGCCGCGTGGCCGTACCATCGTTGATCCATTCGCGGGAACCGGGGCCACGGTGGTCGCCGCTAGGAATCTAGGTCAAAAAGTCATTGCGATTGAATTGGAAGAACGGTACTGCGAGGTAATCGCAAAGCGTCTAGGACAGCAAGTGCTGCAATTCGGGTAGGAAGGAAAACGAAATGGAAAAGAAAAACGTTGTGGTCGTAAAGGCTGCTGAGATGATGAAGGCGTTGAAAATTGCTGCGGCCGTGGCGAAAAAGGGCGTCGATAAAAAGGTGACGCTGCGAACAGCCAAAGACATTGTGAGTGTCACGGGCAGGGCAAAGACGATGCATTTCACGGCGCATGTGCCGATTATTTTTGGTGATGATGATGCGCGTGGTAAGGAATGGGAAATCACCGCAGATGCCGCCGCGCATATCATGAGAAGCATAAAGCCGACGGTGAATGAAGAAGGTGAAGCGTCGGAAGTCAGCATTTGCCCAATGCCTGAGACAATGCTTGTCAAGGATGAAGCAATGGAGCCGGAAAAATGCGATAGCGTCGTAGTGAAAGCATCGGAATACAGCGATGCGGTAAACGCGCTGATTATGCCGAACTGCGACCATATCAGTGTGGAAAATGAAAGCTTCACAATCGGGGCTGATGCGGCCCGAACGATAGCGATAATGGCCGCAGAAGAAACCGCACAGCTCACTGTATCCGCACGCAAAAATCATGATGGAACAACCGGTATCTATGCGCGGATGCAGTGCATCAACGCTTGCCTGTTCGCCAGAGAATCAAAGGAAGACGCCGCCGAAAACAGCCCGGCGCGCCCCGGTGGTTCGGGTGCTGGTTCGTCTGATGGTGTGCGGCGTGTGGGGGTGAAGCAGCCGAGGTTTGCACCTGCATAGGGGGGTGTTCAGGGGGGGGCACACTTGCGTGGCCACGCAAGTGTTGTGTAGGTTGGCTGCCATGGAGGTTGCGCTACCGTGCTACGGCGAGGTAACGTGATGTCCATGATTGCCAACTAGTTAGGGGAAAGTCCCCTACATAGCCAGAATCCTTGTTGTCCAGTATGGAGGAATCATGTATCAGCTTCTAGCCCCCGGTTCGGTGAGGTCATAGATGTCCTGGGCACGATTTTCCGATACTTTCAATGACCACAAGGTTTGGATGTGGGCGGCTGAATTGGCCGCGACTAGAGGAGATGAGTCTCTGGTGATCAAACTCAAGGGCGTTACTACGGCCTTGTTTATTTCTTCCGCAGTGGCTTGGACAGATTATGAGGTGACCAAAGGTATGGTTATTCAGACTGTCGGCATTGCGGGTCATCAAGAGGTTATTAACGACCTAATTGCTATTGGGGTGCTCACCCCAAAGCTCCCCCATGGTCAGAGTGATGATGGGGATGTTAAAACCTACATGCTGCTGGATGACGTCAATTTTGTGCACCTGATTAGGTCGGATGATAAGAAGAAGGCAGATAAAAGGAAGAACGATCGCCGTAAGGCTTCTCTTGTGGTTCCTGTTCTGTTTAGGGATGGGGACCAGTGTAGGTATTGCGGCGTCGATGTCGTATGGGGCGATACCCGGTCTGATCGAGGACAGACTTTCGACCATCGAGATATAGACTCGCCGACGACACCGGCCACTTTCGTTGTTGCATGTTCTGCGTGCAATGAAGGCCGTGCCGCTTCGGTTAACCCTGATGAGGAGTTCCCACTCCTAGACCCGCCGGTCCAGCCGGTTTACGGCCCGGGTCTGGTAGAGCAATTGAGCAAATGGCCTAGCGTAACGAGCCGTGTGGCCCGAAAACTCAATGTGCCTAATCCCCTCGACGATAAAAAGGATTGCGCATTGATAGAGGATTCCCCGCGAAACCACGCCTGGGAAACCCCGCACACGAAAAAGGTAACTACTAGAAGAAAGAAAGCCGACCATGAGTCACCTAGCCGCAGCCAGCGGTTTAATATGGTGGCGTCTGATCCTGATAAAGACCGTGGCGAAAGCGGAAGGCAGGCAAACGGAAGGCAACGGCGCGCCGGAAAAACGCAGCGTAAAACCAACTCTGACGGTGGCCCCCGTATGGGAAGCGTAAAACCGAGGAGGGGTGTAGGTTCTGCCGGTGGCGGGAACACGACCGCAGTAAACCCGAGGAATCTAGGGAACACCCATGGTGGCCGCGCATATGGCCGGACTCAGCAAACCAGCATGAGCGAACGAAAAAGGCGATGACAATATTGGAAACTAACGCACGAAATGAGCGGCCGCGTATCCAACGCGGTGCGGCGTCTCCGTGTCCGTGGCCTTGCCAGGTGGCTGCGGAAAAGGGTGCCCTCCATTGGCGCGCCGGGTCTTTTGTGGCTTGGCGTCGTGTAGCCGGTGGCCGGGGTCGTGTAGTGCGGCTGATCTGTGGTGAGGCGACTAGTACCGGCCGGTAGTGGTTTAGCTCATGGCGAACGCTTTTGTTGAAAAGCTTTGCTGATTATATTTGGCGAAGCTTTGTCTTTTTTAAGTTGCGTTGCCGAGATGGTGGCGTAGCTTGCGATTTTTTTTCGGCGTTTGCGTGGATTGGGTGAAAACTGTCCTTTTGGTGGTCGCCGGTTTGGTGTGCGCAAAACCAGGTAGCATGTTGGGTAACGTGGCCTGGACATGTCCAAGGTGGAGGGGTGGGTTATTTCATTGCCACCGGGTCGGGTCGGGTCGGGTCGGGTCGGGGAGACCTTTATTACTACCTTCAATGTTCTTTACTGGAATAGAGATTTTGGTAAGCTACTACCTGTAGTTGTTGGTTGTTCTTTCTAAGGGTTTTGTTTTGTCTTCTTGTGATGTTTCCCTTGATAGGTTTCTTTCTTGTTGTGAGTTTGTTCGTGATTGGTGGGGTGAGTGTGAGTTGATCAATGAGTTCGGGGTGAGTGGTTCATCTGATGGGGGCGTGCATGGTGGTGGGTTTGGTTCGCGGCCGCCGTGCAACATTGGTTTGGTGGATGATCGGATCACGGTTGCTGAGGGGCTGGGTTTGATGGTCGGTTCGTTGATCGGGGCTGAGGTGGTTCCTAGTCTGCGTGATGCGGGCCGGGTGAGGCGTATGGCGTGCATGATGTGTGAGTATGCGGCCGGTGTTGTTGAATCAGGCGCTGTGAGCCTCATAGACGGGTTGGGGGGCGATGTGAGGGTGATTGATGCGGTTAATGGGTTTGATGCGGCTGTGGGCCGGTTTGAGCGCCGATTAGGCATGGATCAAGCGCCCGTGAGTTCCGACAAGATCGGGGACGCTGTGGTTGAGTGGGTGGCGCGAAGTGTAGCTGTGGATGTGTTGCGCACGCTGTTCGCCGTTGATGTGAAGCCGGGGACGCTGCGGCAGTGGATAGCGCGGGGGCATGTGCGTGTTGATGGGGCGGGCCGCGTTAACATTGGTGACGTGCTGAAACGGGTGAAGAGTTGACAAGTGTAACGCTGGTATGTGTAGACTGTCGTTAGTGCGTGAGGCCCCGCTGATCGGACTGGACACCCACTAGCGTGAGGCCCCCACTACCACAACCCCCTTTAGGGGCACACAGTTCCAATCCTGTGTTTGCCCAAAAGGGGGTTTTAAAACGCCTGCACCCAAACCAGCAACCCGCAATCATGCCGGGTGCGGGCATCAAGCTTTTTGATGAAGATGAGAGGCGGCACCAATGCCACGCGCACCACGCCCGTGCTTCGAAGATGGTTGCCCACAGGTAGCCGTATACCGTGGCCGGTGTCGTGAGCACGCGGCGGAGGTTGAGCGGCGACATGCGCAGGGGCCGACAAAGATGGACGCGCGTCGAACGCGCCGCCGCCGCGCCGCTGTTGTTGCTGAGTGGCGGCAGAGGCACGGTGATTGGTGCCCTGGATACGGGGTGCCGCCGCACCCGGCGGCAGACCTAACCGCGCAACACAACGATGCGTTGGTGGAGGGTGGCGACGCGGGGCAGGTCTTGACAGTGCTTTGTCGCGCGTGTAACAGTAGACATGCGGCGGTCATTATGACCCCGTACCGAAAGAATTACTGAGCGGCAACGGGTCGCAAGGGGGGGGGTAGCACCCTACGGACACGAAAAAGGTTTGCCGGGTGTGAGGTGAGCAGGGGGTGCGCATGGTTCAAAAAATTGGGTTTGGCCTGCGGATTTTTGAACCCTGCAAAGTTGCATTTTAAGTTTCGGCACGCTGTTCGGCGTGTCGCTTTGACAATTTAAAAACAGTTGATCTAACCAGTGATGGGAGGTGATTTGGTGCCTAGTGGTGGCGCACGCATTCGTTCCGGACCGGCGGCCGACCCGCGTTCCAAGCGTTCAGACCGTCGAGGTCTCACTGATGGGTGGCGCACCCTCGACGCTGAGGGATGGAGCGGTAAAGCCCCTGAGTGGCCATTGCCAACAGGAAAAGGGGCAGGTCGGAACACGGTTCGTGAGAAAGCGCAATGGCGCAAGCTGTGGAAATGCCCACAGGCGGAGGCGTGGATAGAAATGCCATGGCTATGGCAGCAAATCGCCCTGTATGTGAGGTTGTCTGTGCGGTGTGAAGACCCGCAGTCACAGCCCGCGCTGATCACTCAGATGCTACGGTTGGCCGACATTATTGGCCTTACGCCCTCCGGGCTGCAGCTCAATCAGTGGAAGATCATCAAGACAACACCTGAGCTGGAAGCGGTTACCGACGCGACAGACGCATTCAGGGCGCGCCGGGATCAGCGGCGTCGGCGTATGCGCGGCGTCACGCAAGACGATGGGGAAGGTGGGTAATGGCCACGAAATGGGTTGTGAACTTTCCCACCCTTGGCGACCTATGGGATGCATGGGTTTTCGCTCATTGCCGCATACCAGACGGCTATCGGCGTGGTGAACCATTCGAGTGGTCCGACTGGCAATTTTGGTGTTTCGCTAACCTCGGCCGCATTCGTGAGGGGCTGAAATGGGAAGGCGAACCACTCAGGTCGCAGGCTTTCCATTATCGCCGCGCTCAGATCATGGGGCCGCAGAAGACAGGCAAAGGACCGGCGGCCGCGTCTATCGTTGCTGTCATGGCTGTGGGGCCGTCGGAATTTGACGGCTGGGCACAGGGTGACGAGGTTTACAAGTGCAGTGATTGGGGCTGTGGATGCGGCTTCGAGTACTTCTATGAGCCGGGCGAACCAATGGGGCGGCCGCACCCTTCACCACTGATTCAGCTCACGGCCACATCGGAGGATCAGGTAGACAACACCTACAGGCCCTTACGATCAATGATCGAATTGGGGCCACTCAGTGAGCGGCTGGCAGACCGTGAGGGGTTTATCCGCATTCTTGGCGGTGAGGGCGGCGACAAGGCCGACCGTATCGACGTCGTGACGTCATCAGCAACAAGCCGTGTGGGTAACCCCGTCTCATTCGTCTTGCAGGACGAAACGGGCCTGTGGACCAAAAGAAATAGAATGATGGCAGTTGCCGACGCGCAACGCCGTGGTGCGGCCGGTATGGGTGGCCGAACATTGGAAACCACCAACGCATATGATTCGTCTGAAAATAGCGTGGCGCAGAGAACCTATTTGTCTACGGTGGAAGACGTTTTCAAGTTCTACGAGCCGCCACCAAAGGGGCTTAAATGGTCCCGCAAGGCAGACCGCCGGAAAATCCTAGAGCACGTCTACACGGGCAGCCCGTGGGTGCCTATTGACGGTGTGCTAGCAGAAGCTAATGAGCTGTCGGAGACAGACCCGGATCAGGCGGAACGCTTTTTCGGGAACAAGATCACCTACAGTGCTGGTGCATGGCTGCCTGATGGAATATGGGAAGGGGCCTATGATGGAATGGATGCCTAACCCACCAGACGGCACGCCGATCTGCGTGGGGTTTGACGGGTCGGAAAACAACGACTGGACAGCCCTTAAAATGAAGACCCGCGACGGCCGGATATTTACAATGCGGTATGGGCCGGATCGGCGGCCGACAATCTGGAAGCCGGAAGAATGGGGCGGCCGAATCCCGCGCGATGAAGTGCACGCGGCTGTAGATGAAATGATGAACCGCTATCAGGTGCGCCGCATGTACTGCGACCCTCAAGACTGGTATTCAGAGATCGGCGAATGGGCACTGAACTACGGCAGCGAGGGATGCCAGGTGCTGGAATGGCCGACAAACCAAATCAAGCGTATGTACGCGGCGATCCGGCGTTTCGAGGTGGACCTACGGCAAGGTCGCATTAAACATGACGGCTGCCCACTCACTGTGGAAGCAATGGCCAACGCGAAAAAGGTGGCCAAACCCGGGCAGATGTACATTTTGGGCAAGCCCGAAGATCATCAAAAGATTGACGCGGCCATGGCTGCGATCATAGCTCACGAGGCGGCAATGGACGCCATAACGGATGGTTGGCGCGAACAGCGTAAATCAACGATGACCGTATTCGGACGACGACGAGGGAGGTGACAAAATGCTCACACCAAAAGAAATTGGTATCCTGCAGAAACTCTACGCTGAACAGCAGAAACAGCGTGAGACAGATAAACGGAACCGCGACTATTACCGAGGCTTGCAAGTGGTTGGAAACCTGGGTATCAGTATCCCGCCGGATGTGCAACCTTTTGCCTTCCCGCTGAACTGGTGCCGAACCTACGTAGACGCCTTGGAGGAGCGGCAGGATGTGAGGCTGATAATGCGGCAGGGAACCGTAGTGGAAGATACGGAACTGCGGCGGGACTGGGACGCGAACAACCTTGACGCGGAATCCCACAAAGCGCAACGTGACCTCCTTATCTACGGCCGCTGTTTCGCAACGGTAGCGGCTGATCCTAACGGTGGTCGGCCGCGTATCCGGGTGGAAAACCCCCGCTGTATGTCGATCCTTGTTGACCAGGTGACCCGCGAAACTGTCGCGGCCCTGCGCACGTATCGGAGTGAGAAGACAAAACAGGTCGTATTGTCAACACTGTATCTGCCTGATCAGACGATCCTGATTGGTCAAGTCAATGGTAAGTGGGAAGATAGCCTGCGGATACCGCACGACCTTGGGCGCGTGCCTGTGGTAGCGGCCTGGAACAGGCAAGAATCCGGCGTGTGGGCAGGTGAATCACAATTAACCGACCTGAAACCAATCGTGGACATGTGCGGTCGCGTCATGCTGCAGCTGCAATTAGCAATGGAAACGGTGGCCACGCCGCAGAAGGTTGCCCTGGGTGTTTCGTCTGATGATTTCCGCGACGAAGACGGCGAACCTATTAGCGATCCATGGGAAATGTACATGGGTGCCATGCTTGCGCTTTCAAACTCGGACGCGAAAGTATTACAGCTGCCGGGTGCATCGCTAGACGGTTTCCACAGCACAATCAAGATGCTGGCAGAACAAGCGGCCACGGTCACCGGTTTGCCGGTGCGAATGATGGGGCAGAATACAGCGAACCCTGCGGCTGAGGGTGCTATCAAGGCTGAGGAGTCGCGCCTAGTGAAACAGGTGGAACGCCTCAATAGCACGATGGGCACATTCTGGGCATGGGTACTGGGCATCGCTGAGCGAATCCGCACCCGCGAATGGGATAGCGACGGCATGATCAGTATCGGCTGGCACAACCCCGCAACCCCCACTGAGTCGCAGCGCGCTGACGCCGTGAGCAAATACACCGCGGGCAAGCAAACGCTATCTGTCCGCGGCGCACTGAATAGTATGGGTTGGTCGCAGGCCCGCATTGAACAGGAATTGCGCTGGCTTGATGAGGAACAGCTGATCTGGGATGAGAAGCTGGAACGATCAGCGGAACCCGCGCCGGGTGAAACGCTATTATGACGCCACCGCTTGCATCGCTGCAATGGGAAAAGCTCATGCCAGAAACCCGCGGTACCGCTATGGCGACCGCGGAGGTTGGGGCAGACCTAGCTAAGTGGATACGCCGCGCCGGGTGGGGAAACCAGCCAATGAACCCCCGTGTGTGGTGGGACCAGCAATTCGACGAGGTAATGTACCGCATGGCTGCGGCACAGCTGGAAGCTTCGATCATTGCCGCTGAGGGCGTCGATAAGCAGCTTCTAGCGCAAGCCCGGCCGCTCACTGAGGAATGGGAACCGGAAGTACTGAATCTAGCCGGTGTCGCCGGTGACGGCCGACCGGTAGAGGGATTACCATACGCCTACGCGCGCCGGGTTGCTGAGGTTTTCGACGCCCCGGAACACACGCCGCAGGCACTGGCAACCATATGGGAGCAGTCAGGACGCAGCCTAGTAATGGCTGCACGCACTGCGGTTGCCGACGCCGCGCGGGCATCAACAAGCATTCAGATGCTAGGACGTCAAGGAACCGGGTGGATACGCGCTGTCACGCCGCCGTGTTGCTCACGGTGCGCAATCCTAGCGGGAAAGATGCACAGGTCGCCGACAGTAGGTTTTCAGCGGCACCCCGGGTGCGACTGTATCCAAGTGCCGATTGCCGACTTTGACCGGCGCAAGCATCTACCTGAGATCAAAGATATGGTGTTTGATCCGAGTGAATACTTCGACGCCCTCACAGAGGCTGAGCAAAATAAGATATTCACCCGCGCCGGTGCCGCCGCGATCCGCGACGGGGCCGACCCCGCGCAAGTGGTCAACGCCCGCAGGGGAATCAGCGTAGCCGCTGATGGTTTCCGGGGCCGCCCGGTGGCCACGACTGAGGGAACAACGAAACGTGGGCACGCCTACAACTACATCAAGGCTGCCTACCGAGCGAGGCTGGAACGCAAGCCGGGCTACAAACACCGCATGGCCACCGTGCCGCGCCTCATGCCGGAAGAAATCTACCGCCGAGCCGACGGGGACACAGACCTAGCAATCAGCCTCCTGCACAAAAACGGATACCTGCGCACCGCATCACCACGGCTTAATAGCGATTTCCCATGGCATTGGCGCGACGCCGAAATCAAGGAAATAACGCGCCGGGCAGAGAAAAGACTTAACCAAGCAATTGAGAATGAAAGGAAGAAAGTAAGTGCATAAGAAGACAATGCGAATGATGTTGCTGCGCGCAATTGAGGGCGCGGAAACAGGCGGCAGCGCCGGTGTGCAATCAACGAATGAGAATGCACAGAACAGTGCTGATTCCGGGGAAGGGAAAGGGGGTGATAGTGAACAGTCAGGAAACGGAACTAATGATATTGACGTTGATAAAATACGTCATGATCTTTCGGCTGAGTGGAGTGGCCGCGTTGATGCTGAAAAAGCACGTGCGGATGAGCTACAGAAAAAGCTGGATGAATACGAAAAATCTAAAATGTCAGAGGAAGAACGTGCGGC